GGCTAATCGATGACGATGAGGCACCAGAAGCACCAGCAGAGCCTGTCGTGAGAGAGGGTGATGTATGGATTCTGGGCAAGCACCGCCTAGTTTGCGGAGACAGTACCGACATCATGAACGTAGACAAAGCGATGAACGGCGATCTAGCGGATTGCCTGTGGATTGACCCTCCCTACAACGTCGACTATGAGGGCAGCGATGGCCAGAAAATCGACAACGACAACATGGACGACTCAGAGTTTCGTCAATTCCTGCGCGACCTGTTCGCCTCTTGTTTCACAGCAATGCGACCGGGGGCCCCTTTTTACATCGCACACGCAGACAGCGAGGGGTACAACTTCAGAGGGGCAGCCCAGGAATCAGGCCTAAGCATTCGACAATGCCTGATATGGGTTAAAAACAGCCTAGTGCTAGGGCGACAGGACCACCAATGGATGCACGAACCCATCCTATATGGCTGGAAAGAGGGCGCCGCGCACAGCTGGTACGGCGAATTCAACAAGACAACGGTCCTCGATGACCAGCCAAAAACCGCCGATATGGACCGCGCAGAACTCCAAAACCTCATCAGAGACCTCCGCAACGCTCTAGCGACAACCGTAGTTCGAGAAGACAAGCCGAAATCAAACAGCGACCACCCGACCATGAAGCCCGTCCGATTGATCGTGGGCCAGCTAAAGAACAGCACGCGCCGTGGTGATGTAGTTATCGATTTCTGCGGAGGGTCAGGATCGACACTGATCGCGTCCGAGAAGCTAGGCCGAAGCGCAAGGATAATCGAGTACAGCCCGAAATACGCAGAGGTTATTGTTAAGCGCTGGGAAGAATTCACCGGGCAAGACGCGACCCTGGAAGAAACGGGGCAAACATTCAGAGAACTAAAAGGGGCGGTGAGTGTCGAGATCGAAGACTAGCGCAACCCAGGCAGCAAAAAGGGCCGAGTTAACACACAAGGCCCTGGAACTCAAAAAAGCAGGCCTGTCGTACCGATCTATCGCAGAGAGGCTGGATATTCCGTCGAGCACCGCGCACAAGTATGTGAAGCGAGCCCTGGAAGAAGCCAATAAGCAGAACCTAGCAAGCGCAACCAGCCTGAGGTCCCTCCAGCACCTCCGGCTGGAGGAGCTGCTAAAGGCCAGTTATGCCAAAGCCATCAAGGGCGACCTGCACTCAATCGACCGATGCACGCGGATAATCGACTCAATCACAAAGCTCACTGGCGCAGACGCCCCGACCAAGATCGCGCAGACGAACATCGAGGGCGACAAAACAGTAGAGCAGCGAGTGAGCGGACTCACGGAAGCCGAGGTGGATGCCAGGATCGCAGAGCTAGAGCAGAAGCTGTCTAAGTGACCAAAGAAGAAAGACTGGAATACCTACTACTGCTGGAAGCAAAGCAGCGAGCGAGGGCAAGAAACAGCCTGGATGATTACGTACGCTTCATTGAAATACCAGGCGTGCCGCTCAAAGAGGACGAGTGCCCGGACGGTGATCTCTGCGACGACCCTAAGTGCGACAAGCACGAAGTAAGTACGGCATTCTACCCCGAGACAATCGAACCAGCGAAGCACCACCAACTGATCAACCGCGTACTGGAAAAAGTGGAGCGGCGCGAAGTTTGCCCGGAGACAGGCTACACATTCAACCGCGTAATGTTTTTTATGCCTCCAGGGAGCGCTAAATCGACGTATGGGAGCGTTTCATTCCCAACGTGGTACATGGGCCGCAATCCAGGCAAAAACATCATCTCTACGAGCTACGGGAGCACGCTCAGCAAGAAGTTTGGGCGCAAGTGCCGGGCCATCGTCACGAGCGACAACTACCAAAAGCTATTTAAGGCAGGCCTGCAGGCAGACAACCGGGCGGTAGATGACTGGGCGATGACCAATGGTTCGACGTATATGTGCGGAGGTATTCTCTCGGGCATTACGGGGAACAGGGCCGATGGATTGCTAATTGACGACCCCGTAAAAGGGCGAGAGGACGCGGACAGCCCGACAATCCGAGACAAGACCTATGAGGCATACCGGAACGACCTAAGAACGCGCCTAAAGCCCGGCGGATTTATCGTGGTTATTCAGACACGGTGGCACGAAGACGACCTGTCCGGGCGAATCCTACCGGAAGATTGGAACGGCGAAAGCGGCTGGGTCATTTCAAGGGATGAAGAGCCCTGGTATGTGGTGTCCCTGCAGGCGCAATGCGAACTACCAGGCGACCCACTAGGCCGAGAGGTGGGGGAATGGCTGTGGACAGATTGGTTTACAGAAGAGCACTGGCAACGGGAGCGAAGAGTCCAGGGGAGCCGCAACTGGGACGCTCTGTACCAGCAAAGACCCAAGCCAGCAGAGGGGGCGATGATTAAGCGAGACTGGCCCAAGAGGTACCAGCAAGCCCCAGCGGAATTTATACGGGTAACGATGTCGCTAGATACGGCCTATAAAACAGAAGACCTAAACGACCCGAGCGTGCTATTGGTTTGGGGCCAGACCGAGGCGAGGCACTATTTGTTGGACGTTTGGAGGGATCGCGTCGACTACCCAACGTTAAAGCGAGTGCTAGCAAATTACTATATGAAATGGCGGCCTGATGCGGTACTTATCGAAGACAAGGCAAGTGGCCAGAGCTTGATACAAGAGGCCAGGAACGGAATTCGACTAGAGCAGTACCCTAACCCCATCGCGATACCAGTGATCCCGATCGAACCAGAGGGGAACAAGGTTATAAGGGCCTCCGCAGTAAGCTCTATCTTTGAGGCCGGGATGGTTTATCTACCCAGCCAGGCCGAATGGTTGATGACGTACGAGTCGGAGCTTTTCGCCTTTCCTTTGGCTACGCATGACGACCAGGTCGACGGGACCACCCAGTATTTAAAATGGGCCGCAAGCCAGGTAACCGAGCTGTGGTTGGAAAGAACAGATAACCGTAAAAACAATAGCGTCCTATCAACTGGCGGAATAATTAACCGCCGTAGTAGGGGTAAATTTGGAGAGCACATATGACCACCAAGAAACCACCAACGAACGAAGTAAGCCGAGTAGACCACGGTAAGGCGATGTCAGCGGCGTACGTTTACAGCCTTATACAGAACCCCGATACCCTGCTAGCGAGCAAGGGTGGAAGCCTGGAGCCATACAAGGACCTCTTACGGGACGACCAGGTGAAAGCCGCGTACCAGCAACGCAGGCTCGGCGTAACTCAGTGCAACTGGTCGGTAGAGCCAGCAAGCGAATCCGGCGAAGACCAAGCGGTCGCAGAGTTCGTAAAAGAAGCCCTGGAGCGAATCGACTTCGATCGAATCACAAGCCAAATGCTCTTCGGGATATTTTACGGATATTCGGTCGGAGAGATTATGTGGGAGAACGAAGCCGGGCGCATCTTCATCCAAGACATAAAGGTCAGGGACCGTGATCGGTTTAGATTTAACAAGAACTCGGAATTAGTACTGCGCCAGGGAGCAGGGAGAGAACCCAAGGTCATGCCAAGGGATAAATTCTGGGTGTTTAGTCACGGTAGCGACAACAGCGACAACCCCTACGGCGAAGCATTGGCACACTCGCTCTATTGGCCTGTGTTTTTCAAGCGGAATGGCGTTCGATTCTGGATGATATTTCTCGAGAAGTTCGGCATGCCAACGATCGCGGCTAAATTGAGCGCAGCGGACTACCAGGTGCCCGAGAAACGAGCGATGGCGCTAGACATTATCGATGCCGTGCAGGCCGATAGCGGCGTGGTGATACCTGAATCCTTCGCACTTGACGTAGTGGAAGCTAGCAGATCGGGGACGGTCGACTACGAAACACTAAAAACGGCCATGGATAAGTCCATCAGCAAGGTAATCCTGGGCCAGACTATGACGGTTGATGACGGTAGCAGCCACAGCCAGGCCCAAGTCCACCAGGGCGTCAAATCCAGCATCGTGAAATCGGACGCGGACGCCCTGAGTATTAGCTTCAACCAGGATGTGGTCAAACAGCTAGTGCTTCACAACTTTGGACCGGACGTAAAGCCGCCCACGGTCTGGAGAAGAGCCGAGCCGGAGATCGACCTAAAGGAGGTAGCGGAGCGAGATAACAAGATTATGTCTCTAGGCTACGAACCAACCGAGGAATACATCAGAGAGACCTACGGTGAGGGGTGGGTGAAGAAAGAGGTGACCGACCCAGTACCACCTACAGGCCCTGCGTTCGGCCCTATGGGGCCAGAGTTTAGTGAAGTCTCAAGCATCACAGAGGGGCGAATCCAGCACCGCAAAAACCAAGAAGCGATCGCTGTGGCGGCCGGACTATTCGCGCAAGACTACAACGAGCACCAAGGGAAACGACTCCGAGAAATTCTCGACTTTGCCGAGACAGCCGGAGACCTTGACGAAGTGAAGAAAAAAATCGAGGCTATGATGAGAGACCCGGCTCCAGAGGAAAGCGTAAAAGCCTTGTCTAAGGCGACCTTTGCAGCGCGGCTCATGGGACTACTAAAGGGCCAGCGATGAAATTAATCAACAAAACATCATCCGCCGAAGTATTCGACCTGGCACCGGACCAGGCGATCGAATACTTCTATGCCAAGGGGCTAAAGGGCTCATGGGACTGGCACGAAATACTGGACGGAGTGCATGACCAGGTATTCACGGTCGCCAAGATGATGGATATAGACCTCTTGTCAGACACGTACCTGGAAGTGGAGCGAGTCATCAAGAGCGGAGGCACCCTGGCCGATTTCAACAAGCGAATACAGCCTAAGATGGCCGCCGCAGGCTGGTGGGGGGAAAAGGTCATCGACAGCCCACTGGGGCCTTACACCGTGCAGCTGGGGAGCCCAGCAAGACTGGCGCTAATATTCAGAACCAACGTTATGCAGAGCTACGCAGCCGGACAATGGGCGTCGATTCAAGAGAACCTAGACCAGGCCCCGTACCTGATGTATGACGCCGTAGACGACTCGCACACCAGGGAGGACCATAGAGTCCTGGACGGAAAGGTCGTGCCAGCGAACCATGACTGGTGGAAGACCTACTACCCAGCGAACGGGTGGAATTGCCGCTGCGGCGTAATCCAGCTAAGCAAGGACGAAGTGAAAGACCTGGGGCTCACACCTGACGACAACCCCAAGATTCACTACGAGCACGCACAGATAGGGAGCACAGGAAAGGCAATCCAGCAGCCGATCGGTGTTGATGTAGGGTTTAATCACAACCCAGGCGCATCAATGGGGAAGAAGTACGCAGCCATAGCCAAGTTTAAGATGGATAAACTGAAAGCGCTTAGCACGAAGCTAGCCCAGGCGGCACAGATCGGCATCAACGCCACCGAGGAGCTGAAAAAGATAGCCAAGCAAGACAAGGGGTACCTTGCAACCGCGCTGAAAAACCTGCAAAAAACGAAAGCGTACGCAAAAATGAGTGACCAGGAGATACTCGACAAAATCAAGGCGAACGCAGTGAAGAGCGAGGTGAGCGCGAGCTTAGCGCACTACAAGCAAGCAAAGAAAAAAGGCAAGAAGCCAGGGAGCAAGGCGCAACAAACATACGACAGTCAGCCCCAAACAGTGAAAGACAGCATCGATGCCGACATAGCTGCTGCGCTAGCCAAGGCTGACCACGAAGCAGCCAAGAAAAAGAAGTGGGACGAAGCAGAGGCAGCTGCAGCGAATGATATATCGCTCATTGTCGCAGGCGACCACCATCCGCAAGCTGGCCACAAGGCAAAAATATTTAACAAGTGGTCGGCAGACGGGACCGCGCAAAACCTGGTAAGCAAGGGCGGCAAGCAGGCTCTAGTGTCCTCGATTGTTGAGGAGGCGGCAAAACTTCAAGCGAAAGCTGAGAAATCATCTGTAATCAGCGGATACAAAAAGAAAATAATCGAGGGGAAGATCCCAACACCCAAGCAATCGGCGCTATTCAAATCACTGACCGAGGCTGAAAAGGCGAAAATCCATCAGGACATCACGAAGAAGATGGACGCAGACGCCGCCAAAAAGGCCAAAGAGACCGAAAAGGCAGCAAAGCCACCCAAGGACCCCACTCCAGAGAAGAAAGCCGCCCAGGAGGCCGCTACGGACCCCCAGCCGACAGTAATCAAAGACCTGGACATGGACAACATGGAGAAAATCGGGGGACAGGGAGGGTCGAACCCAGGAGGGTTATACCTGGACAACACTACGGGCAAGAAATACTACATCAAGGAGCCGAAGACAGCCGACCACGCAAACAACGAAGTGCTAGCCGCTAAGCTGTACGAGCTGGCAGGGGTAGATGTGCCCAGGGTCGAGACCATCAGGCTGAAGAACGGGAACCTTGGCATAGCGAGCGAGATCGTAGACGGTGTGGAGCCAGGGCAGAAGTCAAAGCTAACGAGCGGCAAGTTCGGTGGCATTGAGGATGGATTCGCAGCCGATGCATGGCTGGCAAACTGGGACGTTGTGGGCCTTGAATATGACAACCTGGTAATCAACGGGCACAAGGTGCTTCGACTGGATACAGGCGGCGCGATGATATACCGGGCGCAAGGTGGGAAAAAAGGAAAGGCCTGGGGTGACGAGGTCACAGAAATTCATACGCTACGGGACCCAGGGACGAACCCACAAGCCGCCAACGTGTTCGCCAAGGTTACGGACCAGGACATAACCAACGGCACGCAGAGAATCATGGCGATCTCAGACGAGCAACTGGCAGCCGTGGTTGAAAAGTACGGGCCAGGCACAAAGAGCGAGCGACAAAAACTACTGGCAACCCTGAAAGCGCGAAGAAACGACCTTAACACTAAGTACGGGGTCAGTCTTACGGACAAAGAGACAGCGGCGATTGTAAAGGACGTCCTGGAAGACGCCACGCAAGATATAGAGAACGCAATCAACCAGCTCAAAGCCACTCAGGTAGCGATGGTCAAGGGTATCAAGGCGAACTGGGATGACGCGAAAAAAGGCCTGCGGAAAAAAGACATCGAGCGCATCAACGCAGTGCTAGAGCTACACCAGACAATCATGGGCAAAATAGAGGGGACCTCACCATTCCTCCAGAAGCGCGTAAAGGCGATGATTGAGGACGCCAAAGATATGTCTGACCGCCTCCTAGCCGGGGAGGCCCCACACTTTATCGGTTTTATTTCAGATGCCAAGATCAGGCTAAAGATAACCAGAAAGGACTACAACGGGAAGCTGGACTCGCTAATCCAGTACAAGATACGGCAGCTGGAGAAGCACAAGACCAAAGTGGCCAACGCACCGAAGATCGGCGGCAGAGTAACCTCCGAATTCCGCACGATGACCGAGACCCAGACAGCCAAGGTTGTTAAGGACTTTAAGGCAGACTACAAAGTCGTGACCGGGAAAAACCCATACTGGTCGTCAAAAAGCAGAATCGGAGAAGTTAAGCAAAAGCTAGACTCTTCAAAAGAATACGAGCAGTATCGGTATATGAGCGATGCGGACATGGACGCGATCTACGGCTATACGAGCGAGGCATACTATCGCGAGTTTAATAAGTCGTTTTATATGCCAGGGCGAAAGCCGACCTCAGCGTTCGTGGCCATGAGAGCGGCAATACAGAGCGCGATCAAAAAGGTGCTAGACGTATACCCGTACAAGGGCGGCCTGAAGCGAAGCGGAGACATGCACCGCCGCGGAAAGGCACACTGGA